AAGCTATGTTTGCTAAAAACCGTACTCTTGCTATCAGAGTTGGATCCTATCAATCGAGCGACATCAAAGAAGCTAGTTTTGATTATGGCTATATTAAGGGTGATACTTACAAACCTGGTGGAACGTGTGCGGGCAGCGGTAAGATTACTTTTACAAGTATTATCACGACATTCAATAAGCTTGATAAGATTTACCCTGAAATCGGTCTTTTGGTCGACGGAACCTATGAATGGGTGAAGATGGGTGAATATTTCATCAATGATATTGAAATCGACCGAAACCGCAACACGACTACACTAGACCTCATGGACGGGATGTTCAAGTTAAACCGTGAGTATGTCACGGATTTGACTTTCCCAGCAGAGATTAGACAAGTCGTCAAAGAAATCTGTTTGAAAACTGGCATAGAACTAGCAAACGAAAACATGGATATTACATCCATGAATTATGCGATTGAGACGAAACCTAAAGAAAAAAACAAGACATTCAGAGATATATTGAGTCTAGCCACTCAAATGCTCGGGATGTCTTGCTTTTTCAATCGAGAAGGAAAGCTTGAAATCAAAGAGTTGACCGACTCAGGCATCGTGATTACCGCAGATAATTACTTCTTGCACGGTTTAACCAGAAGTGAAGTTGAGTATCAAATCGCAGGTATTACTTGCAAGAAAGATAAAGAAAGTTTGACCGTCGGAACTCGCACAGGTCGTTCACTTGAAATTGAAAATCCGTTTATGACTCAATCAATTTTGGATAACCTTTATCACAAAATCAAGGACATCAGATACTATCCATTCAGCTTGAATTTTCAAGGGCATTTGTTACTTGATGTTGGTCAATGGGTGACCATCAAAACCAACAAGGGAGAAACGTTTAAATCTCCTGTACTAAGCCAATCTTTCAATTTTAAAGGTGGACTTCGCAGTCGTATCAGCGCTGATAGTAAAGCTGGAAATGATACCCAGTATTCATACGCTGGTACCATTACAAAAAAAATCGAGCAATTCAGCGAGTTTGAGAAACAACTTCAAAACCAAATTGAAGAAGCTGATAGAGGGTTCGATGCCAAGGTTGACCAAATCAAAAAGGACTTTGATGACCAAATCAAGCTTGCTGAAGCTAAGGCTGAGGAGAATAAGAAGGCCTTAGCTGACGAAATCGACAGACGATTTCATGAGTTTAGTCCAGAAGGATTTGATGAAGCAAAGAAAAAAGCAGAAGAGGCACTTGCCAAAGTAAGAGCAGGATATGAACTAGCAGATGAAGCAAAGCATATCGCTAGTGAAAATCAAATCACATTTGCTTCGATGGCTGCTATAGTTAATAGGCAAGAAGATAAACTTACTGAATACAAGCAAGATACTGAAGGAAGATTTGCTAATATTGTTAGTCAAATGGCTGGTAAGGCCAATCAAACAGACTTCCAACGAGTCAAAGAAACAGCTCAACTCTATGAACGAACTTTTGGTAGTTCAGAGAGTGACATTTCTAGAAATGCTTCACGTTTAGTAATGAACGACCCAAAATTCCAAACAGAAGTCGGTAAGTATGTTACAGATGATAACAACTTGATTGTCAATTCTATGACTATGGAAACTAATACGCTTGTCGGGAACAACAACCCAAACGCAAGCGTATCAGTTAGTGATGGTATTTTTACAATCAAGGCACAAGGTCTTACAGGCTATAACTGGTCTGGTTTTTCACTACCTATTTATGTCAAAAAAATCTATCATGGCGAAACATACACGCTCGGTTTTAAGTACCGCATTATAGAATATCCAGATAGTAGTTTTGCGTTTAATATCAAAAACCACAGTCTGAACAATACTTTGTTAGCTTCTGATATCGGTAAGGATAGACCACCTTTGAACGAGTGGCAAGAGTTCCAAAAAACATTCACAGTTCAAGAAGATTTTGCTTTTGGTGAAGATAAAAACTATCCATTTTATATTTACCTTGCTAAAAATGGTTGGATTGAGTTCAAAGAGCCTATCTTGGTTCGTGGTTCAAATACTGGACCGTACAAACCAAGCCAATTTGACGATGCGTACAAGATGACCGAAGCAACACAGGCACAAGTCACACAAAAGTTAGCTGAATACAAAGAAACCTCAGATGGTCGTTTTGCTACGATTTCTACTCAAATAAGTGGCAAAGCTGACAAGAGCGATTTTCAACGTGTAAAAGAGACAAGTCAGCTATATGAGAGGATTTTAGGTACGACTGAGCAAGGTGTGACAGATAACGCTTCAAGGCTTGTTATGTCTAGTCAAATCTTTCAGACAGAAGTCAAAAAAATCACTGAAAGTAGTTATAATCTTGTGTTTGACCCCACTAATTTCAGCAAGTGGACTAAAAAACAACCAGAAGCGAATGTCATTGAGGTTCAAGCTGGCACTAAGTTGCTACGGATTACAAATACTGGTAAGACTCAAGCAGTCTATC